CCCAATCTTCACCGGCATCGACTTCGGCCGCATCAGCCTGCGAGAAGTAAGTGCATCAGAACCATTCATCTTCCACGACGCCTCAGTAGACAACATAAATTATAACGACCAATCACTCTCTGGTACCGACGGCGCAACCACAGCCACCCTCAATTTCTCCGGAACCACCGATACCAGCGACGATTACACCGGCTGCCTAGACGATAGCTGGATCATACTAATCACCGGCGACCCAGATGCCGGTGAGGCCATCACTGGCGCCACCTACGAAATTATCCGCAACAGCGACAATAGCGTGGTAGACGAAGGCACCCTCACCGACGACGGCACCGGAGAGACCGCCGTCATCGACATTGGCGATGGTCTTGCCTTCACAATCAGTGTAACAGCCGGCCGCCTCGAAGAAAACGACACTTTCTCCTTCACCGCAGCACCAGACAACCGTAGTTTCTCGGTCTCAGTCGAAGGGGGCACCGCAACAGCCTACACCTTCATCGCAGCGACCCACACAACAGCCACATCCTTCGTCGCCGCCGCCAACCTTTTGATCGGCGCCGGCGAAGACTACATCTTCATCGAATATGAAGACGCCGATGGCAACATAGTACCGCAACTAAGGACAGATTCCGCCGGCCGTCGTATCCAGATCATGACCACCTGCGCATGGGCCTCCGAGGTTGGATCGGCCCAATATGCATGGGATATTCCAAGATCCTACCTCATTGGTGCCGATGCTGGACCATACGTGGTTACCACACAGAATAATCGCGTAGTAATGAATATCATCCCAGAGGATGGTACAACCGAAACAGCAGAATTCTCCATCACCAACGGAACCGGTCTTGACGCCGACGACATCGCCAGCAATATCGAACTTGCCGGCGTAATCCGCGGCGACACGTTCTTCCGTTCTTTCGCGCTCACAATTCCTGGTGGGACAACGCACGTGGTTGTCGTATCCTCAATCGGCCACATGCTGGACCAGCTTCATATGCTGGCTAGCTACTCGAACGTGAGGACCCTGCGGTTTGCTGAAGAAATTGGTGTCGCTTTCCCATACACCAGGAGTTATCGGGGCTTTAGCGATATTCGCACTTCGCTGCCAGACACCGGCGAAGTCGATGAATCAAATCCACTTTCCTGTGAGACAGCCCCAGCCAGTGATACTTGTGCCGCTGACACCGCCTACTTCCAATCCATTGTTGGCTGGTTAGTCGCCACAAGTGCCGGCACCTGGGTCGACGACTACACAATAACATTGGAAGTGCAAACCCAGGTCGTTGGCGACTCCTCTGGTCGATATCAGATCACGATCAAGGACGCCAACGGTATCCAGATCGAATTGATCCAAGACGTGAGCTTTGACCAGAATGCTAACCGATACATTGGTGATGTGCTCAATCCGGGCACCAGGTACGGTGGGACAAACGGAAACGCGATTATTAACTGGGAAGCCCGCCCAGCATTTCTTGAGAATGACCCAGACGATACATCCACTTATGTTGTTCGTCAGCCATCATCTCTCAGCAACAAGGAATTCTACGGGATGGCCAATGGTATCCCGATCGACCCAGCATATTCGAGCGAACTCGACTCGGCAGTCATCGGCAGCCCAGCCAGCTCGACTGGAATCTACTCGATTCAGAGTTCGGAGACTTATGATTTCAACGTTCTTGCAATTCCCGGTTTCACTTCCGGTTCTGTTATTGGACAAGGTCTTCAATTCTGTGAAGGTCGTGGTGATGTCATCTATCTTGTTGACCCGCCATTTGGCCTTCGCCCGCAGCAGATTGTTGATTGGCACAATGGCATGCTAACATCAGACGTTGCAGCTGCTATCAACAGTAGCTACGGTGCTCTGTACTGGAGTTGGCTGAAGATATTTGACCAATACAATGACCAGAACATTTGGGTTCCGCCGTCTGGCCATGTTTCGGCCGTTTTTGCCCGTACCGCCAGGGACACCGAGCAGTGGTTTGCTCCTGCTGGCCTCCGACGTGGCCACCTGCGTACTGCGCTCGATGTCGAATATAATCCTGGCCAGGGTGAACGGGATCTATTGTATGGTAGTGGTAACGCTGTCAACCCAATTGTGTCCTATATCCAAGACGGGATTGTTGTCTTCGGACAGAGAACACTGCAGCGACAAGCCACAGCTCTTGACAGGGTAAGTGTCAGGATGCTTCTCATCTACTTGAAGAAGAACCTTATCCGAACTCTCCGGAGTTTCATCTTCGAGCCGAACGACGAAACAGCGTGGGCACAGGTCAGGAACGTGGTCAACCCATTCCTGTCGGATATTCAGGCTCGTCGAGGACTGGACGGCTACAAGGTTGTTTGCGATGAAACAAACAACACTCCAGATCGACGCGATCAAAATCAACTATGGGTGAGCGTCTTCATCAAGCCGACCAAAGCCATCGAATTTATCGTATTGAACCTGGTCATTCTGCAGAGCTCTGCCTCATTCAATGCTGAGGAAGTGCTAGCAGCTGGCGGGGTTGTCTTCCGTGGTGGCTCGGTAGTGGGTAGCTAGCCCTAGAGTTAAAGGGGAGTCCTAGGGGCTCCCCTTTTTTAGTATTATAAAATAAGCAAATATGGGTGTCAATATGATATTATGGGATAAGACTGAAGAGAAATTTGGCTTGACCGCGCAGACAGCCAGACAAAAGCACAAAATCGTGGTAGCCTGTGATGCCTGCAGCGCAGAGCGAGACATGCTATATATGTGCTACAGACGAACCATCAAACGGGCCAATAAATACAACTGCCATTCCTGCGCAACACAAAACAATAATTTTAAAGCCGGCTGCTCCAAACGTGCATTGGGACTATGGAACACCAAAGAATATAGGTCGCGAAACCTGAGTGCCGTACAATCCGAAGAATATAGAGAGAAAAAGAAACAAGAAAGTCTCGCACGCTGGCAAGACGAAGAATTTAGATCCAAAATGATGACAGAAGAAAAGACAGAACAAAGAAAACTATCATCATCAATATCCGCCCAAGAATGCTGGCAACGCCCCGAATACAGAGCCAAAATATCCAAAACCATCAGCAGCAGAATGAAAAAACAATGGTTAGACGACAACTACAAAACATACATGATCGAACTACAAACCATCATCACATCCAGACTCTGGCAGGACGGTATCTTCGATGAATGCTTTGACAAAGAATTCTGTGCCAAAATGGCAGAAATTAACAAAGAAATAAATTCCCGGGTAGAAGTCAAGCAGAAACTATCCAAAGCTTCTAAACAAAACTGGAAAAATCCAAAATATCGAAACGCCATAATAGAAGCAAACCAAGCCAAATGGCAAAACCCAAAATATCGCGAGAAAATGGCCACCATCAGGTCCGAACAAGCCCACAATATCAGTAGCCCACAAATTCAACTCTATAAATATCTTGACGACCTCGGTGTGAACTACCATAAAGAAGGCCCTAGGACAAGAATCGGGTATTATGTTTTCGATTGCCTTGTTAATAACCCGGGTGGTCGTGATCTTCTTATTGAATGTCAGGGTGACTATTGGCATTCTTCCGATAGTGCTCAATCCAGGGACCGTGGCAAGTTCACATATATTGACCGCTATTTTCCTGAATATGAGATCATGTATATCTGGGAGCATGAATTTTCCGTTAAAGACCGCGTGCTTCAGCGGCTGCAGTTAAAGCTTGGTGCCGGCATAGACACCGTCGATTTCGATTTGAAGGACGTTGTGCTCAAGACGGTATCTAGTGCTGACATAAGGGAATTTCTAGACGCCTACCATTATATTGGTAAGGGTCGCGGTGGAAATTGCCATGGGGCATTTTTGGGAGATGAGTTGATTGGGTGTATCGTATTCAGCCCCCCAATTCGGCAAAATACTGCCGGGCAATTTGGCGATGGCCAATTGATTGAATTATCTAGACTATGTATCCATCCCTCCTACCATAAAAAGAATTTTGCTAGCTGGTTGGTTGGGAGAGCTATCAAACAGATTGATTGCGACACCATAATAGCCTACGCAGATACCACTGTTGGACATACCGGGACCATCTATAGGGCAGCTAACTTCATACTCCATCATGAGGTAGCACCGAATTATTGGTATACTGATGGGGACGGTTATGTTATGCACAAGAAGACGCTATATCAGAGAGCTAGAAAAATGAAATTGACAGAACGAGCATTCGCAGAGAAATACAATTATAGGAAGAAATGGGGTGGAAAGAAATTGTGTTTTGTCCATATTAGAGGCAAGCATGTCTAAAATCGACGTGGTTTGCAAAGATTGCTTAACTGCCAAGCAGATAACAACCACCGCCTATAGAATGAATATGCGCAAGAACGGTCACTATCTATGTCATCGTTGTGCTTGTACAAGAGCTGGAAAGGCTGGTCAATATAAGGGAAATTTTAAGTCTCGATCTAAAGCATCTAAGGATAAATGGCGCGATTCTAGTTTTAGGAAGGCCATAACTGACGCGAGTATCCGAAGTAATACTACGGATAATTATAAGGATAATCAACGTGCTAGAAGTTTAGATCTTTGGCAAGATCCTAATTATGCTTCTAGAGTCTCTAAATCAGTTAAAGATAGATTCGCAAGGGATAAAACCTATGCGGCTAGAGTATCAGAGGGGCTGAAGGCAAAATACCAAAATGATGATTCATATTTAGAGATAGTCACGGAAATTATTAGAAAACGTTGGAAAGATCCCAAATTCATTGAGTTATTTAAGAAAAGATGTGGAGACTTAGAATATAGAGATAAACTATCGGTTGCTTTGAAAGAAGCTTTCGCAGATTCTGAGCTGCGAGCTCGTTTATCGGCTAATTCCAGAAAGCTATGGAGTAATAATGTTTATAGGCAGCGAGTCATATCTGGTCTCAAGAGAGTGCTTAGCAGCCCGGAAGCCAGACGACGCTTATCAGACATAGCGAAAACTAGATGGGAGGATTGTGAATATAGAGCAAAAATGGCTGTCTTGCGAGCGGTACAACCACGCACCAGTTCCATACAAATATTGTTATATAATTTCCTGGACGACTTGAACGTAGAATATTACAAAGAATCTGTTGCTACTACTATTGGTTATTATGTTTTTG